TGGTCAAGGGCCAGCTCTCGCTCTCTTCCCAGATCGGGCAGGAAGCCCACGCCCTCGTTCGCGACGGCGCAATTGGCGGGCTGTCGATCGGCTATAAGACCATTCGCGAACAGATTGTCGGGAAGACCCGTCAGCTTCTCGAGCTTGCCCTTTACGAGGTCAGCCTTGTTACCATCCCGATGAACGAGCGCGCGGTTATCACTTCAGTGAAATCGCTGGTTGAGGACGGACGGCTGCCCACGCTTCCCGAATTTGAGGATTTCCTGCGCGAGGCAGGGTTCTCGAAAAGTCAGGCCACCGCAATCGCGGGCAAAGGTCTGGCACCGCTGTTCCGGAGTGAGTCTGGCAGCACCCCATCCGACTTTCTGTCGGCCTTGAAGGCGCAAATCAGCGTCTGACCCTACTCCCAGACAGGATACAATCATGAGCGATTCTAAGACCGCCGAGCAACTGGCCGGCGAAGTGAAAGGCGTGCTTGATGCACGCTTTGGTGAAGTCAAATCGAGCCTTGAGGCAAAGCAAGCTGAGCTGCGAGGCGTTCTTGATGCCCGCCACAACGAGATCAAATCCGATCTTGAGGGAAAGCATGACAAGGTGAAGGCGCTTGCAGAGGAAGCGCTGGGCAAAGCGCAGCGCGGTGAAGATCTCTCCAATGCGACCAAGGAACTGGCGGACGAGGCGCTAACTGCGCTCAACGAAGCCAAAGCGCGTCTCGACGAGGTGGAGCAGAAGCTTGCCCGCCGCGTAGCAGATGATGTCATCCCTGAGTTCAAGACGATCGGTGAGCAGGTCGTGGCCGATGAAGCCATCAAGGCCTTCCTCGGAAACAACACGGTGCGCGGCCGGGCGAGCGTCGAGGTGAAGGCGATCATTTCTGCGCTCACCACAGATGCCAATGGTTCGGCAGGCGACCTCATCGTCGCCGACCGCATCCCTGGCATTGTAATCCCGGGCCAGCGCCGTCTGACAGTGCGCGATCTGCTGACCCCAGGCCGCACGGCCAGCAATTCGGTGCAGTACGTCAAGGAAACGGGCTACGCCAATGCAGCGGCGACCGTTTCTGAAACCTCTGGCCCAACCAAACCGCAGTCGGACATCAAGTTTGATGTGTTGACCAGTAACGTCACCACGATCGCACACTGGGTTCTGGCCACCCGCCAGATTCTGGACGATGTGCCGATGCTCCAGTCCTACATCGACGGGCGCCTGCGCTATGGCCTTGCGCTGATCGAGGAAAACCAGCTGCTGAATGGCAGCGGCACGGGCACGGATCTTGCCGGCATCTACACGCAGGCAACAGCGTTCACCCCGCCGATCACCATTCCGGCGACGGTGACCCGGATCGACGTGCTGCGCCTAGCCATGCTGCAGACGGCTTTATCCGAGCTGATGTCGACCGGCGTGGTGCTGCACCCGGCGGACTGGGCGGCGATTGAGCTACTGAAGGACACTGCAGGCCAGTTCATCGTTGGCAATCCGCAAGGGACAATGACACCCACGCTCTGGGGGCAGCCGGTGGTTGCAACCCAATCGATGGCAACCGGCAAGTTCCTGACTGGCGCGTTCCAGTTGGGCGCGCAGATCTTCGATCGCATGGACGCCGTGGTCGAAATCTCGACGGAGGATGATCAGAACTTCCGCAAGAACCTGGTGACGGTGCTCGCCGAAGAGCGTCTCGCGCTCGCGGTCTACCGCCCCGAGGCCTTCGTGAAGGGCGATTTCGCGGCGGCGGCGACTGCGGCCACGAAGGTCTGATGAACTGAAGAGGGCTGGCCTTTGGGCTGGCCCTCTCATTCTTCCGGGAGATGAGCTGATGTTTCTAAAGGCACTTGATACCATTCACGTGAGCTCGGTGAGCTCGGACAACATTATTAGCGGTCAGACATTCGAGATCGATGATTTGGGCGGCCGCAGCCTGATAGAGCGCGGTCTGGCCATCGAGGTTGATGCTGCTGCAAAGCCAGAACCCGCCGCAAAGGCCGAAGCGCAGTCTGTGAAACCCCCACAGGCTGAGGAAATCACCGAACAGTCGCCGATCGCCAATAAGGCAGGTGCACACACCCGTAAAAAGGTGGTTTGATGTCCGAGATCGTCACGATCGAGCCACCCCAGGACCGTGCCGTGACGCTCGAGGAAGCACGCCAGCAGCTTCGGCTTGATGGCCGTGACGAGGACCTGCTGCTCGGCGCTAAACTGGATGCAGCCCAAGCTGAACTGGAGCAGCAGACTGGTCTGAAGCTGTGCGAACAGACCCTCGAACTGCAGCTGGAAGACTGGCTGGATGAAATCACCGTGCCCATCCGGCCCTGCACGGTGGCCGAGATCCGCTACACTGCCCTGGGCGGTTCAACGGTGCCCCTCCCAGAGACGGACTATGTCGTCCGCCGACGGCACGGGGTCACCCGCATCCGCCCGGCATCCGGGCAATCTTGGCCCGAGCTGGGTGAAGACGGCCTGATCCGGATCACACTGTCGGCCGGATTGGATGAGAACGACCCTGATCTGGCTATCTCCCGCGCTGCAATCCTGGTCAAAACAGCATCCCTGTTCGAAAACCGCGAAGGTGCAGCCTGTCTCGCCTTCGACACGTTGGTGGGTCAGCTCAAATGTCGCTGGATCTAGCCTCGAAGCTCGACACAAGGATCCGGATTGAGTGCAAGGTCGTCACGCACGACCCGCACTATGGCACCGAACAGGTCAATTGGACCGAGTTCGCCTGCGTTTGGGCCGAGGTGAAGGACATTCTGCCGTCCAAGGCTGAGCGCCTGGCCGGCAGCATCCAGATTGGTCGCCGTCCTGCCCGGATCCGCATTCGGTATCTGGCGGGGCTCGCCGCAGATATGCGGGTCATCATCGATTCATGCGTCCACCAAATCATTTCCGGCCCTGCAACACTGGGGCGGCGGGAGGCCATGGAGTTTATGGTCGAGGAACATTCGAGCGAAGGAGCTGCACCATGACGATACGGCTCAAGGGCGGCCCTGAACTGCTGCGTTTGCTCGATGAACTGCCCAAGAACCTGGAGCGCAACGTGATCCGTGGCGGACTTCGGGCCGGTGCCAAGGTGATCCAGCAGCAGGCCAAGGCCAATGTGCCGGTGAGGACCGGGCAATTGAAGCGCGCGATCGGGATTGGCACGAGGACCGAGGGCGCCAAGCTCTCGTCCTATGTCAAACTGCGGGGCAAAGGCTCCTATCTTGGGCTTTTTATCGAATATGGCGTCGTGCCCCACCTGATCTCGGTGTCCGAGGCGGATAAGCCGGTGCGTGAAACCCGGCGTGGCCCGCGCAAGGTCAGTATCGGCACGATTAACAAGATGCTGAAACGCGGCAGCCTCAAAATTGGCGAGAACTTCGTCGGGCCCACGGTCATGCACCCGGGTCACGCCGCAAAACCCTTCCTGCGCCCTGCGCTTGACCAGAAAGCCGAGGAAGCGGTGAATGCCATGGGCGCCTACATCGCCCACCGCGTCCAGATCGGGAACCTGAAGGCACCGACCCTCGAGGTCGATGACGAATGAACGGCGTTATTGCGGTCCGCTCGGTCCTGGTGGCTGACACCGGGGTGACGGCGCTTGTGCCCATTGCGCGGATCGCCGCTGGGATGCTGCCCCAGGGCACGGACTTGCCGGCGATATCGCTGATGTCGGTCAGCAGTGTCGACCGCAACGTTCCGGCTCCGGGTGCGAAGCGCCGGGTAACCGAACGCGTGCAGGTAACCGTTCTGGCCCGGACCTACCCTGAAGTGAAAGCCATTCTCGCGGCTGTTCGCAATGCCGCTGCCGACCAGATGCCCACCATCGACGGGCTCTTTGACGTGACCGTCCACACAGACTCCGCCGGTCCTGATTTCCTCGACGAGGAGACCGGCATCCACATGCAGACGCAGGACTTCCGCGTCTCATTCAACGAGGCGCGTTGAGCCTCACCTTCATAAGGACCCATTGCCATGACCGTTCGGACTTCCGCCGGCACCACCTTGAAGGTGTCGGCCTCTACCCCTGCGACCTTCGATGCCACCGGATACAATGCGCTGACCATGACCGTGGTCGGCGAAGTATCCGACCTCGGCGAGTTCGGCCGCGAGTTCAATCTCGTGACCTTCAATCCCGTTGGCAGCCGCGGCGTGGTCAAGAAGAAGGGCAGTTTCAACCAGGGCACGATGCAGATCCAGCTGGGTCTCGACACCGACGATGCTGGTCAGATCCTGCTCAAGTCCGCCTCGCTATCGGACGCTGACCACAGCTTCCTGGTCACCACCCAGAACGGCGACAAGTACTATTTTCAGGCACAGGTCATGAGCTTCAAGGTCAATGTCGGTTCGGTCGATCAGATCACCACCGCCACCGTGACCCTCGAACTCACCACCAATTCCGCCGGTGTGGGCATTGTCGAAGTCCTCGCGCCCTGATCCCTGACACCCTGACGGAGATATTCCATGTTTGACATCACAACGCTCGCTGCCACCGATACCTCGACGGTTGAACTCGTCGGCGGCGACGATGCCCCGCTCTTCGACGAGAAAGGCAAGCGCCTCTCGATCACGGTCTACGGCCCGGGCTCCAAGGTCTATCAGCGCGCTCAGGCTCGCCAGCAGAACCAGCTGATGGACAAGATCAAGAAGCGCGGGAAGATGGACCAGTCGGCCGAGGAGAAGCTCGCCGAACAGGCTGATTTTCTGGCTGCCTGCACGGTCAGCTTCAACGGCTTCAACTATCCGCCCGCCGATGGCCTGGAAGGCCAGGAACTGTTTCGCAAGGCTTACGCCGATCCATCGATCGGGTTCATCGCCACGCAGGTTGCAGCCCACATCAATGACTGGGCAAATTTTACGAAGAGCTCGGCCGAGAGCTGAGCCTCTACGTCCGGCAATTGGCGTGGCTCGGCACCGCGCCCAGGCCGCGCACTACCAAACAAATCAAACCCGACACCGATGCTGAACCGCTGACCCGTCTGCAGCGAATGGCCATCGACGATCTTACTCCTGACTTTCCGCCCATCCGCACCCCTTGGGTGATCGACTGGCTCATGGAAGTCGGCCCCACCGATCCCGGCGCGATGGGCGCAGTTCCCATCTCCTGGGCCACGATTGGCGAGTGGCAGCACTGCATGGGGCTCGATCTGCCTCCGTGGCTGGTCCGCCTCTTGCGACGGCTTTCTGTCGAATTCGTCGCTGAAACCGTCCGCGCCCGCGAACCTGATTGCCCGCCCCCATGGACGGCCACGTCCGTCCTCAACCGAGATGAAGTCTCTCGGAAAGTGACCAACGCCTTCCGGGCGCTGATGATGTCGAAGGAGCCCAGCACGTGAAAGCAGGCACCCTCGAAATCGAAATGATCACCAACGTTGCCCGGCTCCAGAAAGAGATGGCTGACATGAAGCGCACGGTGGCAGGCGCGATGGGCGACATGGCAGACAGCGCCTCGCGTGCAGACCGGGCGCTCAATGCGGTCGGTGGCGGCGGTGTCACGCGCATGGGTGGTTCGGCGAAGCTTGCCGGGCATCATGTCCAGAACCTCGTCTTTCAGCTCAACGACATGGTGGTCGGCCTGTTCTCCGGCCAGAAACCCATGACCGTGTTCATGCAGCAGGGCACGCAGATCGGACAGATCGCCATGCAGGCCGGTGTCGGCATCGGCGGCATGGCCCGGGCGCTGCTGGGGCTTGCAGCCAGTGCGGCAGCGGCGGCACTGACCAACCCCTATCTTCTCGCAGCCGCTGCTGCCGCTGGCATCGCGTTCGGCGCATTCAAACTCTTCCAGTCGAGCGTGAAACAGACGGGCGAGCTCGACCGCTATGCGCAAAGCTTGGGGCTGACCAAGAAGGAAATGGAAAAGCTGGGGCCTGTCGGGATCACCGTCGGTGACACCATGAAGGGTCTTTGGAAGACCGTCTCGGATGGGCTGAACCTCGGCTCGGTTTTCTCGACCCTCAAGGACTGGGCGGTCGCGGCCTTTGAGGCCATTCTAACTGCTGGCAAATACGCCATCGCTATTCTCTATGCTGGCTGGGTTGGCGGGTTCAATGCGATCCGCGTTACCTGGACAGCACTACCCGGCGTTATCGGCGAAGCCGCCGTGGGCGCCGCTAATCTGGCAATCAGTGGGATTGAGTATCTCGCCAACAAGGCGATCGCAGCGCTTAACTGGCTCGCTGAATGGGTAAACCCGGTGCTCGACCGCGTTGGGCTTGCCACCATCACCCGGATCGAGAGCGTTGCTCTGCCGCGCATGGAAAATAGCTTTGCCGGTTCGACCGCGCGTATGGGCGCCCAGGTCCGCGACGAGTTTGCATCTGCCTTTGGTGATGCGATGAGCATGATGGACGCCTTTTCAGCGCGTTGGCGGGAAAACAGCATCGCTGCTGCCAAGGCCCGGCTTGCCGCCAAGGCGGAAGAGATCCGCGGCGACAGCACCGACCGTGCCAGCAGCGCAAAAGGCCCCAAGGAAACGGAAGCCGAACGCGCGCTCCAGGCCGCCCGGGACTTTGCCGCCAATCTCGCGCTTGAGACTGCCAAGATCGGCAAGACCCCGATCGAGATCAAGCGGATGGAAGTTGCGATGGCCGCACTCAAGGCGCCGACCGACGAAGCGCGCATTGCAATTCTCCAAGCCGGCGAAGCCTGGGAGAAGGCAACCCGCGCATTCGCCACCTCGGAGTTCCTGCGCCAGACGGTTGCGCCGCTTGAACAGCAGGTCGCTCTGCTTGGCCAGTCGGCTCGGGCACAAGCACTCGCCAATCTCGAAGCCGAGCGCGAACAGATCGTGCTGGAACGCGGGGTTGAAGCCTGGGAGCGGTATCGCGCCGCACGCATTCGGCTGATGGAAGCAGACTTTGCGCAAAGCGGTCAGGAACAGTTCCTTCAAAGCCTGGAGGACATGGTCTCAGCGACGGAAGCAGCGGCCCAGAACATGGCCGATGCCTTCGGCTCGGTAGGCGGCGCAATTGGCGCGATTACGGTCGAGATTACCCGTTTTGCCTCGGCGCAGGTGGCTGCAGCCCAGCGCGTGGCCGAGGCCGAGCGCGAATATGGAAGCACTTCATTCCAGTATGCCGACGCGCGTGCGGCGCAGGCATCGGCCGAGATCAATCACTATGGCAATCTCGCCTCGGCCGCGAAGGGCTTCTTCAAGGAAGGCTCGGACGGCTACAAGGCACTGCTGGCGGCCGAGAAGGTGTTCCGCGCCTTTGAACTGGCGATCGCCATCAAGAATGCGGCGGTGAAGATTGGACTGATCGGTGCGCAGACGGCCGCCAAGGTCACCAGCGACACTGCCATGGCGGCATCTGACACTGCGCGTGCCGGCGTCGAACAGGGCAACTCGATCATTACGACCGGCATCAAGGCGGTGGAGGCCGTGGTGAACGCCATCCGCTCGCTGCCGTTCCCGCTCAACATTGCAGCCGGCGCCATCACGGCCGGTGTCATTGCATCTCTCGGTGTCGCGATCAGCGGCGCCTTTGGCGGGTCTCCAAAACTGCCTGCCGCCAATGATGGCACCGGCACAGTGTTTGGGGACAGCACGGCCAAGTCGGAGAGCATTGCCAGAGCCATCGATCATCTGCGCGAGGTGGACACGCTGACCATGCGCTACTCCGCCGCCATGCTGGCTTCCTTGCGCAACATCGAGGCCAATATCGGCGGGCTCACCAATCTCATCATCCGCACCAATGGCGCTGAAGCCTCGGCTGCAGGTGTGAACACCGGCTATCAGTCCACGGGCGTGACTGGCCTCATTGGCAGGGGACTGGAAGGCGTCGGGGCCGTTCTGAACAAGATCCCCATCATCGGCGGCATTTTGGGCGGTCTGGTCGGGCTCGTCGGCAAGGCGTTTGGCGCACTGTTTGGCACCAAGACCACGATCACCGGCCAGGGCATCTTCGGTCGCGGCCAGTCGCTGGCTGACATCCTCTCCGGCGGGTTTGACGCGAGCTATTACAGCGACGTCAAGAAGACCAAGAAGTTCCTCGGGATCAGCATGGGCTCGAGCTACTCGACCCGCTATTCGGCTGCCGATGCTGAGCTCGAGCGCCAGTTCGCGCTGATCTTCTCCGGCTTCTATGATGCGATCTCGGCCGCAGCCGGGCCGCTGGGCTTGTCGCTGAGCGAGGTCCAATCCCGCTTGCAGGGTTTCGTCGTCAACATCGGCAAGATCGATCTGAAGGGTCTGACCGGCGCTGAAATCCAGGAAAAGCTGACCGCTGTCTTTGGCGCAGCGGCCGACAATCTCGCCAAGTACGCGATCCCCGGGCTCGAGCAATTTCAGAAGGTTGGCGAAGGCTATTTCGAGACGCTGATCCGTGTTGCATCGAGCGTCGAGGCGGTGAGTTCCTCGCTCAGCCTGCTCGGCACCTCGGTCGAGGATCTGAGCCTTGCGGCGAAGATGAACCTTTTCGACCTGTTCGGTTCGGCCAGCGATATGACCTCCGCGACGAGCGAGTATTTTGCGCTCTATTACAGCAAGGCCGAACAGGCGACGGCCCAGACCGCGCAGATGGCCCGGGTGTTCGAGAGCCTTGGGCTTAGGCTGCCGCAAAGCATCGCAGGCTTCCGGGCGCTCGTCGAAGCGCAGGACCTGACCACTGAGGCTGGCCGCGCGGCCTATGTCACCCTGATCCAGCTGGCCCCGGCCTTTGCTGAGCTCATCGGCGCGGCCCAGGACGCCGCCAGTGCGGCCGCCATTGCCGACGAGCGTCTGTCGCTCGAACGCCAGCTGCTGGAGGTTCAAGGTAATACCGCGGCGCTTCGGGCGCTTGATCTGGCCCAGCTCGACGAAAGCAACCGCGCGCTGCAGCAGCAGATCTGGGCACTCCAGGACCAGCAAAAGGCAGCTGATGAGGCGGCAGCTGCGGCCGAAAAACTGCGGTCGGCCTGGGAAAGCATTGCCGATAGCCTGCTGTCCGAGGTTGCCCGCATCCGTGGGAGCATGGGCAGCGGTACAAAAGCCTACGCCCAGGTTCTGTCCGAGTTCAACGCTGCCACTCTTGCTACCCGAGCCGGTGATCAGGAGGCGGCCAAGTCACTGCCTGGGCTTAGCCAAAGCCTGCTGACCGTGGCAGCCGATGCTGCCACCTCGGCACAGGAACTGGCGCGCATTCAGGGCCAGACCGCTGCCAGCCTCGAGCAGACCGTCGCGATCATCAACGGGGTAGCCGGGTTGCCAACGGACACGGCAATGGCAGCCGCATCAAGCACACCGACCTGGTGGGAACAGTTCGCTTCCAATCAATCGGCGACAGCGTCGTTGCCAGCAAACGACAGCGCCACGGTACTGATAGATGGGCTGGCATCTCTGAAACAGGAATTGTCTGACCTACGCGATGAGCAGCGCATCGCCTCGGCAACCATTGCCTCCGGGACTAGCAAGACGGCCCGCATCCTCGAACGCGTGACGCCAGATGGCGATGCCCTAGCCGTGAGAACGGCGGCATGAAGCTGATCCGGCCGACCACGCTCACGGATGCCATGCTGACCAGCAGCACGGCCCCTGAGAACGACCACCCGGTCTGGGCATCCGGGACAGCCTATGCGGTAGGTGCCAGGGTGATCCTGACGACAACCCATCGGCGCTACGAAGCACTGGTCGCATCGACCGGCGTTAACCCGGCGAGCGATCCGACCAAGTGGCTGGATCTGGGGCCGACCAACCGCTGGGCCATGTTCGATGACCGGGTCGGCACTGCCACGACCCGGGCCGGAAGCCTGCAGGTTGTCCTGACGCCAGGCGCAACTGACGGGGTCGCGCTCATCGATACCGATGCGGAGAGCGCTACAGTGTCGCTCACGGTTTCGGGCACGCAGCTCTATTCGAAGACCCAGAGCTTCAATGTCGGCGGCACGGCCATCGACAACTGGTTCTCCTGGTTCTTCGAACCTGTCGGGCGCAAGTCGAGCCTGCTGTTCCTCGATGTGCCGGTCTACGAGGCCGGCATCATCACCGTCACCATGACGCGCGACAATCCGGCTGACCTCGTTTCCTGCGGCGCGCTATTGTTCGGCCGGCAGTTTACGATCGGCGAGACCGAGCACGGCGCCGACATTGGCATCATCGACTATTCGAGGAAAGAGACCGACCAGTTCGGTGTCACCTCGGTGGTCGAGCGCGCCTTTGCCAAGCGGATGACCGCGCGGGTGGTCATGCCGACCAGCGCCATCGACGATGTGGCCCGCAATCTTGCAGCGCTCCGCGCCTCGCCGGTCCTCTGGATTGGCTCCGAAAGCTTCGAGAGCCTTACCGTCTACGGCTTCTACAAAGAGTTCTCGATCGACCTTGCCTACCCGACGGTCAGTTACTGCAGCCTGACCATCGAAGGGCTGACCTGAGCTTTCTGGCCTGATCCACCCTGAAGGGTAATTCCATGCCTATCACAGCACTGCCCACGCCGCCGTCCCGGACGGATGCGGCGAACTTCTCTGCGCGCGCGGATGCTTTCCTCGGCGCCCTGCCAACCTTCGGCACTGAGGCCAATGCCCTGGCGGTCGAGGTCAATGGCTACGCAACCAATGCTGCTGCCAGTGCGGCGACAGCCGTCAATGCGCCCGGCACCAGCGCCACCAGCACGACCTCGCTTGCCATCGGCACGGGCTCCAAATCGCTGACAGTCCAGACCGGAAAAGCCTTCGTCGTGGGCCAATGGGTGACCATCACCAGCACAGCCACACCCACCAACTGGATGCATGGGCAGATTACGGCCTACACCAGCGGCACCGGTGCGCTCGCCGTCAATGTCGCCATGGTGGGTGGCAGCGGCACGATTGCCTCCTGGACCGTAGCGCTCTCCGCGCCGTCGGTTTCCGGCAATGCCGTGCTCACCACCAGCACCTATGCTGATCCCGCCTGGCTGACCTCACTGGCCGGCTCCAAGATTACGGGCACTCTCGCTGTTGCCAATGGCGGAACCGGTGCAGCCGATGCCGCCACCGTCCGCAGCAATCTTGGCCTCGCGATCGGCAGCGATGTACAAGGCTACAGCGCCAATCTCGCTTCCTGGTCAGGCAGGTCAGTTCCCTCCGGCGCAGTCGTCGGGACGACAGATAGCCAGACGCTTTCCAACAAGACGATCTCAGGTGCGGCCACCGGCTCCACCGTGAATGATGCCGGCGGCTCGGCATGGTCGATCGGTTTTCGCGAAGTACCTCAGAATGCACAGAGCGCGTCCTACCAGCTGGTCGCGGCCGACAACGGCAAGCACATCTACTCGCTGAATTCTGCTGCGCAGACCATTACTGTGCCCCCCAACGGCACGGTCGGCTTCCCGCTCGGAACGACCATCACCATCATCAATAATGGCGGTTCAGCCATCACCATCGCCCAAGGCTCCGGCGTTACGCTTTGCCAGGCCGGCACCACCAGCACTGGCAACCGGACGCTCGCCGTGCGTGGGCTCGCCACGCTGATCAAGGTCGAGACCAACGTCTGGTTCGTCTCCGGTACTGGGATCAGCTGATGTCGGGCGTACTTGGTGTGCTGCTCGGATCGGGCAGCGACGAGCGGCAGATCGATCTGCCCGTCAGCTATTACTCGTGGGGCGACAAATACAGCGCTGGCGAGCAGTTCGGCGCTGATGGCGGCTATTTCACATCGCTTGTGGGTGGCGCCTTCACGCCGGCAAACTGGCAGGGTCGCAACATCCGCGCGATTGCCCATGAGTATGATTTCTACGCTGCGACGTCGCGCACGCTGATCGGTCTCGACGGATACGGTGTGACGCCCGAGCCCAGCCGTTTACGCATCAACGGTACGGTCTATCCATTAAGCGCGGGCTCGGTTTCCTGGGCGACTTACGTCACCGGGATCACCTTCAGTCCATCGCCAACCAACACCATCAACTGGACTTCGCATGGGCTTGCCATTGGCGATCCGGTCCAGTTCTATTGCAGCGGCGGTATGCCCAGCGGGCTGACGGCGTTCACCATCTACTATGTCCAGTCGGTGGTCAGTGCGAGCGCATTCAAGATCGCGGCCACACCGGGCGGCGCGGCGCTCAGTTTCACCGGCTCCGGCTCTGGCACGCGCTACGGCTACAAGGATCCGATCACGGCTTATCAGGCCAACGGCACGCTGAGCGGCAATGTCTTTACGAGCATGCTGCCGCGCGCAGCTACCATCACGATTGCCACTCCGGCGACCGTCACTTCTGCAGGCCACGGCCTGACAAACGGCAAGCGTGTCCAGTTTACGACCTCCGGGGTGCTTCCGACCGGGATCTTCGCCAACACAACCTATTTCGTCGTCAACGCCGCGACCGACACGTTCAACCTTTCCGCCACTCTGGGTGGCGCCGCAATCAGCTCGTCGGGCGGTCAGTCCGGCAGCCATGTTGTGCGCGAGGTCGTCTCGGTCACAGTCAGCTAGAGGAAAACACAAGATGCAGGCAGATCGCCGGCCGACGGTCACCGACGAGGTGATTGCGATCAACGACGACCTCGAGATCAACTACGGGGTGTTCAAGAACGACTTCACCTTTCGTCGGCCAGCGAACTCGTGGAGGCTCTGGCCGATGCTGAGCTTCGTGCCGCCCCGTCTCAATGCCACGGTCGCCGATATGTACCAGGCAGGCGTCGCATGGACCCTGTGCGAGCATGTCTCGATCTGCATCAATGGATCGGCCGACTACGTGTTCGAAGGCCCTGACGGTCCGATCATCCAGACCTGGACCCCTGGCTGCCACAATGTCGAGAATGGCGGCGGCTATCTCCCGGCCGGTGAATTCACCCGGCATTTCCACGACGATTTCACGCTTTGCTGCGTGGTGCAGAAGTTGAAGCGGACGCCGGGTGTTCAGTACCGGTTCGAGGTGCTGGCCGAACCTCACGTGCTGAGCGAAGCCGTGCTGTTCATCCACTACGCCACCGGCCCCCGCCAGCGGCAGACCGACTTCAATCCGATGCCGGGCTATGCTGTCGATCTTGCGCCCGGCGACATTGCCATCATCTGCTCGATCCGCTGAGACCTGCCATGCCCGAACAAGACCCCGCCGTGGAAATGGCGCTGATCCGTGCTGACCTTGAAGCCGTCCAGGCTGAACTTAAGGCTGTCCGCAAGGAACTGAAGGACCTGCTCGATGCCTGGAACACAGCCACTGGCGTCGTCCGCTTCGTCAAATGGCTCTCTACCCTCGTTGCCGCGATCGCGGTGATCACCGCTGCCTTCAAGGGCTTTTCCGGCCGCTAACCTCCCACAGGAGAGACTCCCATGAACCCACTGCCGCCGGCCTATGGCTGGCTCGATGACCTGCGCCCATTGCCCCGGATGCTGGAAGAAGCGCGCAAGCTTTACGGCACCTTCGAGGTGGCCGGACCTGCCAGCAATCCGCTGATCCTTGAATGGGCCAAGGAGGTCGGGCTAGCCCGGACCTATCTTGAGGATGGCATTCCCTGGTGCGGTCTGTTCATGGCGGTGGTCGCCAAACGGGGCGGCAAACCAATCGTCGAAGGGCCGCTCTGGGCGCGCAACTGGGCAAAGTTCGGCAAGGCCGCTGACAAAGCCCAGCTTGGCGATGTGCTGGTGTTCCGCCGCGGCCAGGGATCTGGCCATGTCGGGCTCTATGTCGGCGAGGATTACGGCGCCTACCATGTGCTTGGCGGCAACCAGTCTGATGGAGTGACCATCACCCGGATTGCCAAGGACCGCTGCATCGCCGTGCGCCGGCCGGCATATCGCAAGGCGCCTGCGACCGCGAAGCCAGTCCAACTGGCTGCAACCGGCACTCTGTCCATCAACGAGGC